TGTAGGATCCCCGCCGGAGATATTAACAGCCTCCGGCGGGTACATTGCTATCTTGTTAGCAATTGCAAGTATATCTTTACTATCGGTAATCGGATCGGTGGCACAGCCAGCCGAACCACAATAGTCACAATTGTTATTACACTTAGTTGTAATTTCCCAAATTATTTCTTTTAAGTCTAACATCAAAAATTCTCCTTGCTTAAATGTTTAAATGTGTTAGTTTTAATAAACTCGTTAACTGCTGTACGATCAACATGTTGCGGCAAATTAGATTTTACTGAGAGATGTTCGATATCATCCAACATCACTTCAACCTTGTTGATTACAAATTCAAAATCAAATTCACCTTGTTTAATTTGCCTAAGTAGCACAGCATCTTGTAAAGGAAACGTTAGGTCACTAGTTTGAAAAATTTCTTTAATCTGGCAACCTGCTCTTAAAGCGTGTGACATAGCCTTCCAATCGACTCCTTCGTTGTTCTTAGCAGCAATCGCTCTGTGTCCGTATGCATCATAAAACTTCTCTACCATTTCCAACGAGTAACCAATCTTGTTAGTTGCTTGCATCATTTTCCCACAAAAGTTAAACATTTGCAGTTTTGGCGCAACGCCCTCATTAGGTACGTGTTTCATATTATCGTCAATTGGCAATTCTTTCCACACTGCTTGCATTCTAGCGTCAGGATCGAATTGTTTCAAAAAGTTAATCATGCACTCAGCTGAATTAAGCCTGCTACCTTTTAGTCCATACTTTGCAGCCTGCTTTCTGGCGTATCCGACAAATGCTCTCATGTCGGTGGTGTAGAACATACGGCGCATGGCAAAGATATCTTCCCACAGTTCGGTAGTCTGGATAATATTGTCCATGTTAGCATGTAGCATATCGATAGCAATCATCTCACCCTTGCAAGCCAGTTCCATAAAATAATGGAATGAGTATAGCTCGCAGTCGATATCATCAGCACCGTTCTTCTCACTCCCTGGATTAGAATCGAAGTTAATAGTTTTAGGAATCTTACCTAGCAGGATCTGTTCCGCAGTAGGCATAAAGATACCTTTGTAATCGGTGTCGCTTTCCGGAGTATCGGTTCCGTAAAGATGCGACCCAAATTTCGTCAGCATAATTACGTTGTGTTCTTTTAATAGTTCTTCAATCATTGTTCTACTTCCTTACTCAGCGGTGGCGGAACTTGTATCATTTTTGACTGATACCGCTCCCCTGCTAAAATTTGTTTATGTACCATTGAATTGATTGAATAAAAATGATCCAATTTACTAATCTGACAGCGTGGGCACGGATAATTGTGAGCTGCTGACAGATACGTTATATGCTCTAGTTTATAATTACAAGTTGGACAATATTTAGAATTCATTTTTATCCTTTCACACGCTGTACAATCTCATCAATGTGCATAGGAGTATAATTTATAGCCTCAACCGACACATTAAAGTACGGGCCTTCTGGACTTGGGTTCTGATGAATATGACCGTGACAATTCACCAGCAACGGAGTATCACTATCTGGCGGTCCTCTGCGTAGTGAACTAGGATGCAACGGCACATGACTAAACATCAATCCATATTCCGGAAACATTCTCCACATTTGTATTTTCTGAAAAAAGTTCCCTTTAGCCAAGAATTTGATATCGTCGTGATTACCAACAATCAATCGTTTGCTACCGTGTAGGCGATTAAAGAATGCGGAAAATTTTTCTTTATCTCCAAAGAACACATCGCCGAGATGATATACTCTATCACCTGGTTTAACAACACTGTTCCATCGTTCCAAAATGTATTCGTTCATCTGCGTTATATTGTCAAACCCTGGGCGTATTGATTCACCAGTATTCGAGTCAGTAAATTTCAAGATGTTCTCGTGAAAAAAGTGGTCAATGTGTGTCAGAAATTACCCAAATGTTTCTACGGATATTCTGACACACATTAAACCTCCTTTCTGAACCATTGTTTACCATGTTGGTAATCCTTTATTAGTTGTAGGCAGATTTCATGTTCTACCCAATTAGTATACATTGTGTGTTGAATATTATGAAATAATTTATTTAATGTAATCGAGTCTGAATGTATAGTTGCAGACGTGTTTTTTCTAACATTGTCTGCGTGTAATATTATGTTGCAATTTTCCGGGTGTCGCATAATTTCAGGAAACACGTTTGCTTCAAATCCGCTTCGCCTTGAAAATGCATGATCTCGGACAACACCTTTGGTATTGTTAAATGCATTAAATACCCCGTGTTCGATTAATAATTTATTTGATTGTCCTTGCATTATATCGAACATCGGAGCAATCCAGTTGCTATCTTTAAAATATATAGCATAATCTGATTTGCTGCTGGTCGGAATCCAGTATCCTAATTCTTCCATTTTAAGTCTAAATTTTTGTTTATATTCGTCTGTAAATTTTGCTTTACTTTTTTTACTTATTGTTGCTAGGGTCTCTGCCGAATGTCCATTTACACCAACACCGTATGAATCAGGGCTGCGATGATCATGCATAGCAGAAATTCTTTCTTTAGAGAATGTTTTTCCTCTGTTAGCAGAGCCTGCTCGTTTGCGGTAGTTATCGTTTACTTTAGATTTTATCAAACATGATTGGGCCACTTTTTGCGAATGGGACCAGGTATTGCCAAAATTTGGATTATTTTCTCCTTGTTGCGTTATAGATAAATATTTCCCCTTGCATTCGGCTGAACATGTTTTTTTATTTTTAGTAGGAACTCCGCATATTACACAAGGCGAAAATTTACATGTGCTACTACAAAATTTTTTTTGTTTGTAATTTGTTTCAAATTCTGCCCCACATACGATACACACTTTTTTCATATTGCGTCCTTTTTATTTTATTTATCTCGATCGTGAAAAAAGTGTGTATCTGATATTACCCAAAGATTTTTCATGTTGTTACATATCTTTCCAGGAAATAATTTTTGATAGTTCTGACGTCATGCCGCCGAGCTCAACAAACCGTGCATTAATTCTATGCATCAGCATAGCTTGGAAATTGCACATTTCGTTAAAATTGTCTTTGCCTAAGAAGTTCACGCCAGGTGATGGCAAATATCGATACCACCGAGCAATTTGTATTCTATCAGCAGTTTCGATTTCATCCGATGTTGGATATTTCATATTAAGGTTCATTTTTGTACTCCGTATTTCGCAATTGCAGCATCGGCAATTTCTTTATACAAATCTCGCTGTTCGACAAGAGTTTCAATATATGCCTGTTGTTCAGCAATGATTTTATCTTTGGCACTTTTAGTATCTGCCAATCTTGCCATTTTCTTCAATAAGTATGCACAATACTCGCTCATAATGTTTCCTCCGTTATTTGCGGGTGTTCCATATATCCGTAATGCCGGAAAAATATGGAGTAAAGTCTTCTTTGAATTTGTCATATACTGCAAATGGCGCAATTAGTATACACCATCCGCACACTAATCCAAAGAATATAAACGTCAAGCAAAATACATGCAGTGTTGGATATTGTTTCATCCAGTCAATGAACCTATCAAACATTTTTCTCTCCTTTGGAGTAATCGAACAAGTAATTAACTTCGCCTTCATTACTAAATGGCATATCAAACAACTTCATCATGTTATTGAATACGAAGTCCGGAATAATCTTCCCTGTTCGATTATCGTTCCGCTTGCAAATAATTTCCCAGTCTGTCAAAAACACAGTTACTTTAATATTAAAACCTGCTTGTTTTGCTCTGTTAATAAATTTCATTCTACCTTTGTGAGTAAGATTAGTTCTATTAACAAAGAATGATTCGCCTTCTTTAATGTATTGTTCGAATGTTTCTGCAAATTCCTTATCGACCATTTTCTGATCCACATTGCGGAAAGCAACTGAGTATGAGTCGCCGTTTGCGTATTTCATCAAAATATCATCACGTGACACGCTCTTAGCTTTGAACCATTCGTTCTCTAAGTAAGTGTCTTTGCCTGAGCAAGGTAGTCCAACTAACACATTCATAAATGGAGCACCGTTTTTAGGTTGTTCTTTTTTGGAACGTTGAATGTTAAATTTGATTGTGTTAATTTTTTCGTAGTTGACATTGTCAGCACAGTCTGAAATATTGCCTAAGTAATCAGCATTTCGTAATATAGCAACATCTTCTAGCAACCAATAATCGCCGACAAATTTCGCCGACAATTTTTCGATAGCTTTATTGCCAGCTTTTTTATCAACACTAAACAACACTTGATGATAATTAATCAACTTCAAAATATAAATTTTATCTTCGTATGTAAGAGTGTTGTCTAATTCAAAAATCATCTTATGTGCAATGATAGTACCAGCCCCGTCGTGTCCATTAAAATTAACTCTGCCATCTTCCTGCACCACTCGCGACATAGGCTTACCGACATCGTGCAGTAATGCAGCAATAAACATTCTTTTGAAATGTGTATCGATTTCCCAATTGCCTTCATATTCTGCGTAAATTTGGGAGACAACCATCATAGTGTGAGTCCACACATCACCTTCCAAGTGCCATTTGGATTTGAAACCTGGGCCACTATGGTCGCTATTTTTCATAGCATTTACAGCGTCTGGGTAAAGTGTCTTAAATTTGTCGATTACATTATAACCGTATTCTTGGATATTCACTGATATCATCTCCTGTATTAAGTTTAACAGCAGTATAACACCATGATTAAGGAAAGTCAACTAAAAAAAATGCTTGATTTTTTATTTCTAATAGTGTATAATGCATTTCTATTCTGTAAAAAAGTTATGGCTCCATTTTGGTTAAATATACTATAAGCGAAAGAAGCATTTTATGAAATCAAAAACACGTTCAATATTGCAAGAATTAAATGAAATTGCGGAGATTAGGAATACTGATCAATTGTTTGAAAGCAGAGCAACGAACATAATCAATTCTGCTATCAATCTCATCGAAAGTATACACAACGTATATAATGATGAAGTGGCATTAGATTTAGAACGCAGATTTATTAATTCAATCAAAGGCCAAGATTCTGCAAAGTTTGTGCGTGGGATTCGTAAGATTGCCGAATCAAAAAAACAAAAGACGGATAAAAAATTATGAGCGGCAACATCTTCAAAACTGCCGAAGGTCCGTTAACGGATCGTATTAGCACAAAAGACGTTGAATCAACAGTAGCCTTTATTGAAAAAATCACAGGGTTGGATTTTACTGCTGAAAAGGGTGAAGATAGTAAACCTGTTAAGTGGCTAGGCACAACAGGGCGCAAAGAAAACGCAGATGGCACATTTGAATTGAACAGCTCCGGCGATTTGGATTTAAGTGTTGATTCGAATGAAACCAGTAAAGAGGAATTAACTGCGCAGTTAATTAAATGGTGTACTGAGCAAGGCATCGATCAAGATAAAATGATGAATAAGGGCCGTAAAAAGACAGACGGTTGGATCAAAGATGCCGGAGATCAAATCCACTTCAGAACCCCTATTAATGGCAATCCAGATGCTGGGTATGTCCAAACAGATTTCATGTTTTCAGCCACACCAGATTTCCAACGTGGATCAATGATCGGTGGCTCGGAAAAATATCGTGGAGAGCATAGACATATATTGTTATCGAGCATAGCAAGAGCACGTGGCATGAAATACAGCCCCAAGTTTGGGTTAGTGGATCCAGACACAAATGACGTAGTAAGCAACGACTGGAATGTAATTGCTAAACATTTGTTAGGGCAAACAGCAACAATCAACGATATCAAGTCCGTAGAAAAAATCACTGATTATATAATGAAGTTACCAAACTATGAAGAGCTAATTGCTGCCGCCAGAGAAACACTTGGCAAGTATGGTGTTGAGCTTCCTACCGTCGAAGGCATTGAAACGTTCGGCGAAGGCTCCACTGATTGGTTCCGCAGTGTTATGGATAGGATTAAGTAATGAGAGCAAGTGAATTTATAACAGAGCTACTTGATTCTAGTGGGAAATGGTCTCGTACATCTACGTCCGCTGCTGAGTTAAAATATGCCTGGACTATTGATGGACTGCACTACACACTAGATGCAGAGCGAGATCCAAATGAAATTACTACGTGGTTTGTTGAGTTCAAGGGAATTGATCAAACCACAAATGAGCCAACTATTGAGTTAACTGATACCGGAAATGCACTACAGGTGTTTGCTACAATAATCGATATTATAATAAATGACGTTATACCTACTGTTGACCCTGCGGTTGTCCAATTCGGTGCAGCGACCAGAGAAAACGGACAGTCGACAGGTCGAGCTAGTTTGTATTATCGATTAATTTACAAATATATGCCGTCGAATTACACATTAGAAGTACAAAGTGTTATAGGTCATGTAATATATCAGATTATAAAGAAACAGGAAGCAGAAAAGTAAATGAGAGCAAATGAATTATATAATACTCGCTCGATGCTATATGTCAATCCGTTAACTACGGAATCTGATGTTATTGCTTATATGAAGCGTCGGGATGTAGTATTGCGCGAGTATGTTGATATCGAACACGAATATACTCGCAATTGGCGTCGCTCGTCATTGTCGGCAATTTTGTTGACTGAGTCATTAGCTAGTGCTCAAAATACATTTCTTACAAAATTTATGAGTTTTGATGAGTACAACAAACTAAAAATTAAAATAGGAATGCAGGTATCGATATTAAATGCAGAAATAAGTGGTGATAGATTTGATATCTGGGGATTTGTTGAGCCAAAAATAATAACTGATATTATATATACAGATGATGCAACTATATCTCAATTTGAGTTTAATAATGATCCTGGTGATAGATGGCCCCGGGTTGAAAACGCTCAGTATAACGGTAAATTCATATCCCACAGTATATTTTTTGGTAATACAATACGAGCTAGTCGTGCATTAACAACATTATTATTATCAAAACCAGAAGGAATCGAAATTAAAACTCATTTAATGGATAAGACATAATGGGCGGGTGGGATTCTACAGCAACACAAGGAACTGTAATTCATCCAAGTACCGTTAAAGTTGCGATGAACGTAATGCAACGGTATATTGATGGGGTTAATCAATTTGCAGCAAGCAAAGATATCCCACCAATGAAGATAGGAGCCTCGACAGGAAGTTCTGCGTGGCATGATGAAGACGAAGAAGAAAAAATCTACGGAGACATCGACTTACAAGTTATTGTACCCGAGATAGAAGAACTTGCAAATGCAACCAAGTCCGGCATCCAGTCATATTGGAACAAATTAACAGACGAGTTTGTTGCTACAGTTAAGCCAGACTTTGTGCATGATGATTCATCGCCAGGTCATCCTATCATTAGCATAGGTAATGATGAATGGGTACAAATTGATTTAATGTATCACACTGAAAAGATGTCAGGCTGGGGTAGATATCGTGTAACACCTGAACGTGGATTAAAAGGGTTATTACATGGTAACTTGTTTTCAGTATTAGGCGACACATTAAAGATGAGCATACAGCACAATGGAGTACAGTTAAAAGTACGAGACAATGCTCGAGTGTTATATAGTATGCGTAAAAATACAGAGCTCAAAACAGTAACTACAGACATTAATAATTTCATCAAAGACATATTTGATTATGAGTATAAAATTATTGTAGGGGACGATCCAAGCGAAGCATATTTGGACCAGGAATTAAAGCGTAACCCGGGTATTGACACAAATGATATCAAAGCACATACATTAGTCAATGGTATCAAAGGGTTAGCAAGGAGTTTTGACTTAAATGATATGTATGGTAAAGGTAGCCTGTCTGACTATTCTAATAGTTCTGAATATTTAAGTGCGTTCTGGACACGTTACGAAGCAAAAGCAATGAAAGACATCAATTCAGGCAAGCGTGACAAAGCAGCAACAGCCAATGCGAAAGTCAGGGCCGATGCCGATGTTGAAAAAATACAAACAGGCCTAGACATGGTCAAAGGATTATTTTACAATGGAAACTAACGAATTAAATGATGTATTAAAAAATGCAGGATTGCAGAATGAAGAGGAAGAATCAGCAGCAGAAGACTTTGATGTGTTGATATGGTTCATGGGTTACATGGGAGGATATTTGCATGCAGATATGCCCGGTTATATAAATGCGATTAAGCGATTTATTAAGGAAAACGGGCACCGGATGCCGCCCGATGCACTTAGACAATTTAACCTATATATAAACATGCAGAATAAGTAAAATTAAATGCGAATTAATGAAATATTAACAGAGGGTAAAAATCATCCTGTAATAGTAGTTGACGTACAGCCAGAATATAGTGGCATGAATGACGGTGATGAGGATTCGACGTTTGTTGAAATCATCGAGTTTGTGCATAATCAAACCGGCCCTGTGCTTATGCTATTAAACGCAGAGGAAACTGGTATAACTGGTGATACTATAGATGGCGTAAGGCAATACTGGGAAGACACCATTCGTGGAGATGATGGCGAAGAGGATGCCTGGGACGATGAAGAAGATGATTATGCTTATAATGAGCCCGAAGAATTAATTGATTGGGATCGCTTCACAATACACGACAAAGGTTATGGATATCTCAGATCCTGGTATGATTCGGGAGTACCTGAGCCAGTTATAATCAAAGTAATACGTGAAATGTACCAGCAAAAAGTGCATAACAGCCGTGAATTATTTGATGGAGATGAATCCGAAACGTATGAAGCAGATATGATACAGCTCATGGGCGAAGAATGGGTTAGCTATGCAACAGGCGGCGACAACATATCAGTAGGTTGGGCATCTATTTCGATGTTACGCAAATTCAATGGTGCATATATAGTAGGTGGCGGTCGCGACGAATGTTTACGTGAAGTTGAGTTACTAATGAATGCCTTCAACATCCGTTACCGTCGTATAGACAGTTTGGTGTACGGTTAATGAGAATACAGGAAATATTAAACGAGGATGCGTCCTTCAATACGTTTCTTGATAAATTCAAGCAACAACATGCCAAGTCAATTGCTACAGGGTGCAATAGGAATTATTGCGAAGTGCCAACAACAGATTTAGTTGCGTTCGGCAAGGAACACGGATATCAAATTGATAAAGTATATGGTAATTTTGTTGTAGGCGAACCGGAGTTTGCGTTCGAAGACTTTACAATATTAGAAAAACAGAATATGAAGTTTAGTTTTTTAGATCCAAATAGTAAAGAAGATAGGATCAAGTTTGCAACAAAGCACAAGTTGATAGACGAGTTAAAAAAAGTACCGCATTATTGGAACGAGTATAACGGGCAAATTATAGATTTAACAGGACATGCACAGTTTGTGGAAACAGGATTAGCAACTGACTTAAATACTAATAGGTACAAAAAAGACATCACCGAGCGACAGGTTTATCGAGGATTAAGTAAACCACATGATACTTCACATGCTGGGCATATTACATGGTATACAGATGATGAAGCACAAGCAAAACAATACACAGATGGCACCGACGATGGTGTTGTGCTAGTACATGATATACCAGATGCAGTAGTTGAACGTTCATTCGACCATGGCTTTAGAACAGAACATACCGAAGTCAAAGCTGATGATTTTGCCGATAGAGTTAAACAAGGAATTATTAGTGCATTCAACAAAGGGTGGATAAGTAAAGATGCTGCAATGGATTTAGTAGATGAATTATTAGACCTCGAATTATCGAACACATATAAGAAGGTATTTATGTGGTGGCATGATGATGCAACGTTCACTAATATTTTGAAAAAAGCAGGATATAAAGCTATTCATAACGTAGAGAATGGCATTGATACATATGGGATTATTACATGAGAGCAGAAGAATTTATAACTGAACATAGAATGGTGTGGAAGCGTAACCCTCGTACCGGAAAAGTGTCAATCAAGTGGAGATGCGAATCTGGGCCACGCAAGGGTCGTACTGTTCCTGCTGTTAAAGATTGCAGTGGAGCACCGAACCCTGCCGCCTCACAACGTATGAAAAAAACAAGACAACGTACAAAAGTCCGGGCTGCTAGGAGATCCAGTAAGACAAAAAGGGTCAACCCTGGCAGTAAATTAGCAACTATGTTAAATAAGGCATCAAAGAAACGATGATACCACATAAATTTAGTTTATCAGATCGTGAAGAATTAACACTATTACAGCAAGAAATTAATAACAGGTCATTTAAAGTTACTGACGTTGCATTACTTAATAAAGTGTTGAGTTTATTAAGAAAATCAAACATTAGCAATATTTCTAGGATGGCATTTAATAAAGATTCTGATGGGGCAAAATTTGTTAATCGCCTGTCGGAAATAATAATTGGGTTACCGGTTCCGCTAAATGAAAAAGTAGAATTTCTACGCAATTACGGCCGTACAAATTATATTGATGCTCTAAAATTATTTGATGGCACCGGCGAAATCAGATCTATGAAAGATTGGTGGACTGGGTCAGGCATGGCAACAATTATGTTTAAAATGATGATAGATGATCCTGAATTAGTTGGCAAACGAGCAGGTGATGCTGGCCCCGGCGAAGTAGCAATAGCGGTGTTTCATCGAGATATCGAAGTAGGCACCAATGCAGCCAATGGCTATGATTTACGATATAAATCAGACGAAATTGAAGTCAAAACAAAAGCATCTGAAATAAGTTCGTCGGGTGGCGGTCGTTGGACATCATATAATGCAGAACCGTTATTAACATATGCAAATTCTAGTAATAGTTTATTAGACCCGGCATTAATACCAAAAAAGGTAAATATTAGCTCCACTGGACGAAAAGTTATAGGGTTAGCTGCGGTATTATCTGACCCTCAATATCTTAAAGACCCAGATACCCTGTTAACAGTAGCACAGCAAAAATATATAGTGCATCAAGTTTTGAAGATGTCATACCCAGGAGCACCTGATACCGTAATCGAAAAGGCAGTATCGGCATATCCACATATTAATGCCACTACTATTGCACCAGCAGCGTTTGAGAGTTATAAAGCTAAACAAAAATTTAAATCAATGTTATTCATGAAAGTAGCCAAAGGAACAGTACAAACTATGCATTTTACGGATCTTAATACAGTCATTGATAAATTAAAATTAGGTACATTATATGTTTGCGGCGAGCAACGGGGAATGAGTTTACAGGTAACAATACGATGAGAATTAGTGAAATTTTAACAGAAGCAGCAAAGCCTAAAGTAGGACGCAGTTTACAACATGCTGAAGATTTAGTTATTGTAGATGGGTCGACTGGAGCAATGCGGGCATTGGAACACCTCGAACAATTAGCAACATCAGTTGATGATGTAACTATTAAGTTTGACGGCAGTCCTGCTGCATACTTTGGACGCAACGAAGCTGGCCATTTTGTATTAACTGACAAGTCGGGCTTTATGGCAAAAGGCTATGACGGCAAAGTAACTGCTCCTGAATCATTAAAGGATATGCTATTAAGTAGAGGCAAAGTTGCACCTGATGATAGTAGAAAGCAATTTGCTGGAGCAATGGCAAGTTTATGGGATAAGTTCGAATCGATAGTTGACCCGTCATTCAGGGGATATTTATTTGGCGATTTGTTGTATTTTGACACGCCACCTAAGAACAAACATAATGAATTTGAATTCACGCCAAACACAGTTACATATGAAATACCAGCAGATACCGATTTAGGAAAACGTATTGCTAACTCGAGTGCAGGTATTGTTGTTCATCATCATATCGATTATGCAGGCACCGAAACGCCAATCAAAGGGCCAACTAAAGGCATCAAACTAAATAACGGTGTATTAGTAGTCGGTCCAACAACGATAGCCGAAACGCCAGACATTGATTTAGATGGTGTAAACGATGCCAAAAAATATGTACAACAACACGCATCAGCAATTGATACGTTGTTAGACGATGCCAAGCTCGCCGCCAACAAAATGAGTGATTTCAAAGCTATATTATATAAGTTTGTTAACCAGCAAGTCAAGACACACGACTTAACGGACCTCAACAATAAATTTGAAAAATGGTTAGAGAGTTCAAAGGTATCGAACAACAAGCAGACAAAAATATTAGAATACCGTGCAACACAATCGCAAGGTTTTGTAGCAATTTTTGCCACATTAGAAAAGATAATGAAACTCAAGGATCAAGTGATAGAGAATATGGATTTAGCTAGTCCAATAAAGTCCAGTATAAATGGTGAACGAGGGGGCGAAGGGTATGTCAAAGGTGATATCAAGTTAGTTCCACGAAGTAAGTTCACCGCAGCAAACATAGCCAAGCATTCTTAATCGTTGAGTTTTTCGACAGAATGACTAAATACATGTACAGTTCACAGCTTCTGAGCGAAGCGATATTCAAATAGAGGAGAAATATTATGGCTGAACAAGAAAAAGTAAATCCGATTTTCACAAACGAAGCACGTCACTTTAACGGTAAAAGCGTTACCGGTGTTACTATCGACCTAGGTGGAGATATGTCCGCAGAACTTGGTCCTAATGATGCAATTCAAACTGCAATTCAAAAGGCTACTTTAGTTGCTACACCGATTTTGATGAGCGCAGTAGACTTGCCAAATGGTGTTTTTGATATGTATTTTGAAGGTGATTTCCAAAGCATGGGCGAGTTTGGTCCTGCTAGTGATCTTACATTTGCAGAGTACCTTGCACTTGAAACAGGTGCAGCAGTTACATTCCAAGACCCAGCTAAGTATGGTTTAGTAGCTGAGTAATCATCTAGTAACATATACATGATAAAGAAAGGGCGTTTTGCGCCCTTTCTTTTTGGCCAAAATACGATAAATACTTCAGCAACGGAGCTAGGGCAATTTAATGAAATTAACAATTATTATACTATTATGTGTTTTGATGTGTGGCATGCCCTCCTTCGCTTCTCGATATGAAATCCCTAAAAACCAAACAACGTTAGTAGTAGTGTCGAATAAATGCTATGAATATGCAAAATTATCTCAAATTGATTCAGCTATACATACAGCAATTTCAAGCCAGCCTGATAAAAATTTTAGAATTAAGAAGTTTTATTTGAATTGTCATAATGATTGTAGTGAAGCCGAATTAACCAGTCGATTCGATTTAATATGGAAAAAAATATTAAAAATTAATCCAGACTATTTAATAGTAACTGATAATATGTTCTGGGATGAGTTTAAATGGGAATTTAGTCAGTTTGCTAAAGACCCTAATAAACGGATCGGAGTATTTAATGTGTATAATAATTCCGAAATCCGGGATGATATTGATTGGTTACGCACTCTTAACATAAAGAACATTGTCGTTTCGACATACACAATGAACATTTTTCCTGTTCTTAATTATTTTACAAAAAACGCAGCCGATTATAATAATTTTATTATATTACGAGATTCGTGTGCGTATAATTTACAACTTGCAGTAGAAATAAGAAAGCAAATAAAACAGAATAGTGTAACAAATAATGTATCTATTATTGAAGTGTATTCGAAACACGACTTAAAACGATTAATAGTAGAATTTCAAGGTATAGGCCAACAATCGGTTATTATTCCGATAATGGACAATTTAAGCAATAATGATGGTGGGTATATTAGCGTATATGATATTTTTACGATAATCAAACAGCACAATAAAAGACATATTGAGTTGTCGTTGACATATGATGCATCACGTTATTTCGGAATATCATATACCTATAATTTAGGACATGACATCGCCGAGTCAGATAACAATATAAAATATTTTTTAACAGAGTTTCCTGCAACAGCAATCACATTGTTACAAGAAGATACTTATTTAGTTGTGAATAGACAAGAATTGCGTAGGATTTTTAATGGTGAGAAATTATTACGTATAACCAATGACCATGTTGACAAGTTTAGGTGAAATAAATGATAAACGGTTTTTATAAAATTATAAATGCATGTTACGAGGTTCTTGCTCCATACACAGAGTATTCGTTAGACGAAAATGAAAATATTGTAAAGACTGAAAAAAATACCGCGTTAGGAACAACCAACTTTGTATATTTTCTTGTTACAATATCTTTGATTTTTTTAGGTGGATTAATTACTAATGTTGTGTTTACTGGTATGCAGCACGAACACGGAGAAAAAGTATTTCTAAATAAATACAGTATACAACAAATATGCATTGACAATTCAACATGGAATGAATGTTACGGGTTTCCGAAAGAAACTACGAGTAGATTATTTTTAGATGTAAATAATCCAATTAAGACGCTGTATATTAAAGAGGATTAATACATGGAAATGCCGTCATTTTTATTAAATATTTCATCGTCAGCGTACTTTGCATTAGGTGCATCAATGGTACTTATCACATGTATTATTATCGTTGTTATTCCGATTATGCATAGGATGCGTAAATTAGATGAAATTGTTATGGAAAAATTAGCACTCTTGCCAACGTCCCGGACATATGGCACGTTGTTAAATCAATTAGTAGACCACTCAATAGCACACGAGGCAATATTAGATCAATACAGTCAAATAACTGAGTTATTATCTAAATTACAAAATGAACTCGAAAAACTAAGTAATACAGATGTGGTAGAAGAGTTTGCTAAAGCGTGTGATGTAAAAATTCATACATTTGTTGAAACTATTGCCGAATTAGATCAACGTATTGCAGATTTTGCAATTCATATTCAGGATAACGATCAACAAAGTGGCGTACAATTAGAGAACCTTGTTGCAGCACGTATTGACACAACAGATTTTATAATTAAATTTGTTGAACAATTAACAGTCAATGGCGTAATAACTGATGTTAGTATTGTACCATTACAAGAAATAAAACAAAATTTACAAAAGGGGCTTGATAGCGTTCGTAAGTCAGGCAATTATACAGTATTTCAGTCAAACCGTAAATCAGGGCGTATCAATAGATTTACAGATGTTGACAAGTATTAATTATAAGGGCATTATAAAATGAAAACCTTTCCGATAGATTTAATGACATTAACACAACACATACATACACAATATGAAAAGGTGTTAAGTAATAAGTCATTTGCAAAGCGCATGTGTTATTGCAGGAAACAAATATTTGAACGATTTACTTATTCGGTTGAAAAATTAATAATTAAACTAGGCGCTCGGACGTTAAAATATACTGAAGATTTTGATCTAAATCTTAGTTCCGATATCGGTCCGTTGTATGATTGGTTTACAGCTGAAGTGTACGACAATTTATATAATGATCCCAACGTATCAAATAAAATGATATTAACGTTTCAGTTAATGCAACGCTATCAGGATAAAAAATTCTTCGACATCATTCAAATAAAATATGAAAATATTTTAATAGGATTAAAAACAGATAACATCCAAGAAGTCGAACTTGAGCTTAACGAGTTATTTGAAGAGATTCGAGCGTGGTTTGAATTGTTTTTATATATGATTTTATCAACGCAATTTAATTGCCAGTCGTTAAGTGACAAATTTTTAGCAGATTATAGGATCATTCCAGATTTCGGAACCTGTGAAACTAACCCCTGTGATTGGTGTATACATTATAATGATCATACTACTTGTGATGTTCACGAAGGCGTGTTAGAAACAGGAGAAACAATAAATATCATTATGGTAAACGATTTTATCGATGACATGACATGGATGGATACGTTAATTCATATAGTGTCAAATTACCATGTTGATCCATCAGTAATCACATTCAATTTAGATTATAGAATGTATGACCAGTTAGTACCTTGTAAATTATCGCATATTCATTATGATAACATTTTGCAAGCAGAACAAACATTTGTAGATTTACATATAAAAAATCATGAGGGAATAAATTTTAACGGGTACCATGATAAGATAAAACATTTACTCGATTGACAGGTGATGATAATGAGTGCTACATTAGTTAAGAAATTAAATTCTATTATTGATAAAACATTGACTGATAGAATTATGCCAATTAAAACAAAGCACGGTATATTAGTCGGCGATGTTGAAATTGTATGTGATGGATCATTAAAACACATAAAACAAAATAAAAAAATAGTATATAAAGGCATTTTTTTAAACATCACAGCAATAACAATCGCAAACATGTTAGCAACACGTAAACAAATTAAAACAATCGAACCTATATATGCCGCTGATCAAACATATGGTAGATTTTATATTGATAGTCAAATGTTACGGATTCGATATAATCAATCATTAGAAGATGATCGTCCGTTTAATACTGATGTATTGTGGGCAAAGTACACCGAACGTGTGTATAAAGTTAAATTTGCAAAACAAAAAGTAGAACACTTGGTTAAGTTTTGAATAAATACTTTATATTACAAATAAACTATATGGATTAAATAATGAATACTAAAGAGCTATTTAAGCACAATCGCAGCAGTAAACGAATCACCGAAGGCATTCAGAAGACCTTTGGCAAAAAATTAAATCTTGAAAGTTTTAACTTAGAAGAATTACAAGATGCACGTAACAGGCTCAGAACCCATGTGAGTCAAATCCGATCAAAATCAGGGTTTAACGAAAACCTTGAAAATGATACATTCCACCAGGCACAATGGATCCTTGATGCTATCAATGCTGAAATTAGTGAGCGTGAGGAATTTATTGTAGATGATATTGTCGAAACTACAGAAGGAAAACAAATGAGTAAAATTAACGAAGGTGAAATTCAACAGGCCAGTGCTATTGTAACTGCAAAGACAATGGTAGACAGAGTAAGTCGTTGGATTGATGAATTGTCCGGCATGGAAAACGACACGCTATTACAATTAGGCGATAGTATCCGTGATGAGATGGGCCAAGAAGCAGCAAAGCAATTTATCAGTTCTGTTTCTCCTACTATTCAGCAAGCACTTGACACATTAAAAACCACACGTGAAGAATTATCATCGGGTGTTAGAATATTAACAGGTGAAGAACAAGCAATTGATATGTTAGGGTCGGAAGAGCCGGGCATGGATATGGGCATGGATGCAGAATTTGGCGATGACGAAATTGCTCCTGTAGAGCCAGATGTAATGGTTGAACCAGCAGATGAGTTTGGTGCTGCTGACGCTGCCGTAGGTGGTGTTGAAACTGCCGGACGTATGCGTCGTGAAAGCATCAACAGAAGCTCTAACTTAATGAAAATTTTAGCAGGATGAGACTCTCCGATTTAGATACTGATGAAGTGATCAGTGAAGCTATCCCGGGTGCCATTGCTCCTCCCGGAACACCGGTGCCCGGCGCTGTACCAGGAGCTGCACCTACTACTCCCCCGCAGCCAGGACAACCCGGGCAACAAGTTGATCCGGCAGTGGCTGCATTAGCTGTTAAACAACAGCAAGATCAAAAGAAGCAAATTCAAGATCAAATACGGGCAACAGAAAAACAATTACAAGAACTCAGAAAGCAATTGGCACAGATAAGATGAGAATTTGTGAAGTAAGTCAAGATGTAGGTATCGATAAGTTTGTAGTTGCGTTACGTAATCACATAGGTCGTGCTGCTAGTCAAAAAGTTCCGTCAAAGTTAAACTGGGAAGCCATCGGACAAATGTCTCGAGCAAATGGGTTTGAATTTGCTGCTGATTATGAAACATTCAAATCAATGTATGATACATATCCAATCATTCAAGGGTTAGTTAAAAACTTCAACAGTCAAGGCATTGTGTTAAATGTTCCCGGCGTATCGGACCGTAATCAGCAGCAAGCATCTCCGAAAAAAGATTCTCAAGCAGAGGTTGACAAAATCGCAGCAAGCAACGCTGAAGCCAATTTAGGTGATAGTGTAAACAATGCTAATCCTGTACTTGCTGAAAGCAGTAATATTCCGCAAAAAGGCTCCCAAATTAAATTACAGTGGAGTCAAGAAGGTAATGACACCGGAGTAGTTACGGGTGTCGGTGCTGATTATATCAAAGTTAAGTTAGCCAATGATAAGTCCCCACACCCAGATACATGTGTAATTTACTTTGATGAATTTGCAAAATACAAAGTAACACCATTTGAACCAAACCAAAAAGTTTCTGAGATCAGTGCCGACTTAAAACAACGGTATAAAGAAAAATCCGCAAAAGTAATCAAAGACACCAAGCCGTTCACTAAAAAAGGTGAGTACAAAGATATTGCTAAGAAGTTAGTAAGTCGTAGACAGGCAGGACTAGACAAAGTAAGTAACGATCCAATAGATGAAACCTATTTTGGGAGAGAAATTTATTTTATTAGATTTACTAGTAAGCCAGCTACATCAATTAATAACATCATGCGTAATATGAAAAAGAAATTAGTTTCATTTGAAGTTGTAGATGCCCGTGCTGCTACAGGTGGCGAATTTGGTAACAATGAAAATGAACAAGCATTTTCAGTTGATCAGGCCGACGGAGCAAAAATAGATAAGTGGATTAACAAAACAAATTATGTTGAACTACTTGACAACTTCGACAATAACAAACATATATTATAAAAATAACAGTTGACACATACTTATTTTTAGTGTAGCATTGCAGTATGCAAACACTAATTAATCCAGCTACATTAATAATGTCTCTAAGAGGTCTGTCCGTTTGGGATGTGACTATCCGTAACAATTATTACAATGGCCGATATCCTACTTATTCTGGACGATGTTATCCTGTTATTGCAACCTCCGCAGAAGAAGCAACTGAAGTTGTATTACATCATGCCGATGCTATATTGAAAGATTTGAAAAGCAAACGATTTCGTAATGGTAGACTAATATTACCTACCAAAACGGCTGTCCCTATAACTAAGACCCATGTAGTAACCCGCGGAAAGAGTACAAATACAAGTAAACTAAGTACGCATAATTTCATTTCGCTTTTTTCCCTGGACGGAGTCTGCATAGTTAAATTAAATAATGGTAATATCATCGATGTTCAAAAATAAAGGTTGACATAACTTCACTAGGAGTATATAATTACACTATGCAAACAATACACCACATTATGAATCAGTCAGAATCAAAAAAATACAAACAGCTTCGTCGCCAAGAACAGATATATCTTCGAAGATATAAAGCAACTCGAAGTGACATCAAAAAGACAATGCTATTAAAAATGATAGATCAAATTAGTACGGATATTTGGTCCCTTAATTCAGAATGAATTTATGCAAACATTCACTCCACCTGCGTTCAACGAACGTTTCGACTATCGCGGCTGTAAACAGATAAATGACAAAGTAACTCGCAAGCGTGTATACCTCACGCCCGACGGTGAAAAACTTCCCTCTGTAACAACCATCCTAAGTGCAACAAAAGACATGACCCATTTAAATGAATGGAAAAAGCGTGTCGGACATGCCAATGCACAACGTATCGCATCTGAAGCAGCCGGTGTTGGTACAGCAATGCATAACAACCTCGAACGATTTATGGCAGGGCTTGAGCGCATGCCTGGAAAAAATCCTGTACACGTCAAAGCCAACGCAATGGCTGATCAAATCATCTTACACGGATTAACTGATGTTGATGAAGTATGGGCAATTGAGCAGAGCTTGTATTTTCCCGGATTATACAGTGGAACAACAGACCTTGTATGTGTATACAAAGGCAACCCCTGCATTGCAGATTTTAAGCAAACAAACCGCCCTAAAAAGCCAGAGTGGGTAGAGGATTATTACCTTCAGCTGATGGCATATACGTTAGCACATAATGAAGTGTATGGTACTGATATCCGTGAAGGGCATATTTTTATGTGTTCACGTGGTGATGATAGCTTAATGGTTGGTGGCGAGCAATATCAACAATTTGATTTGAAAGCTGATGATTTCAACAAATATGAAGATATGTGGTTAACCAAAGTTGAGGAATATTATGCCCCTTGAAGAAGGTTGGCTACAGCGTCAAATTGACAGAGCATCAAAAGATGTCGATTTGTGGCCTATTGTGCAGCAAGAGTTTATGAGCGGTACTGAATTCACGCCATCAGAACGATATAAAAAAACTAAGATCCGGATAGAGCGACTCAAAGAAGAAATAGTCAAAGAGCAAGAGATATTAGATGCATTACTTTTAGAAACAATAAACAGATAATAGTTTGGAGATAATATGCATAATACACGGTTACATTTAGATTGGTATATTAGGCGATCAGCAACAAATAAACGTATCAAGGATTTTTTTGTTGGTAAAATTCTAGCACATTGTCCGGAATGCGGAATGACAGCACAGGAATTGTATTTTTTAAATTATGAAGATTTATGCGAACTAGCAATAGCATGTGTAAACACATCCTTAACTATTACATCAGTTGCTGGTCAAGATTATGATGATACATCGGACGCAAAAGTAGCAGTTAGCCAATGTAGAAATAATAACAAAAAATCAGGGAATTGGACCAATAGTATTAAGATCTCTGGTACAAAAAATAAAATCGGTCCGTTACGAATAGTAGCATATAATCAAATATTAGATGACTTTTATTTTTTCTATATTCCGTATTATGAATTTCACCATCATAATCAAGTTGAAATTGTAATTGAGCGAGTAAGTAGCAAATTTTTCCCCCCTAGCTTTTCGGGTATTCCTGATATTTCTACTAAATGGTGGAGATGGAAAGAAGATACGTTTGAAAAAATGTGTCTCAAAGACCCGCAAAAAGATACAGAGATATTTGATTCATTATGCCATGCAGTATAATAGCAAACGAATCTGGTTTGATAAATACTAGAGTAATTAAATCAGAGGAGTAATAATATGGCGGTTGTGCAAATTAGTCGAATACAGTTGAGAAGAGGCCAAAAGAATTCAGTAAGCGGAATTCCTCAATTAAGTTCCGCCGAAATGGCATGGGCAGTTGATGCTCAGGAATTATATATCGGAAATGGTTCTGTAGCCGAAGGTGCTCCGTATGTAGGCAACACAAGATTATTAACAGAGCATGAAAATATATTAGCCCTTATTTCAAGTTATCAGTATGCTGCTGACGATTTGGCAATGGCTCAATATACTGTTGATCGTTCGATTCAAAGTAAATTAGATGAACATGTAAGCATTGCGGATTTTGGTGGTTATCCTGATACTGAAAATATTGCGGAAATATTTAATAATGCGTTAACACATTTATATTCGGGTACATTAGATTCAAAATATAAAAAAGTTTTAACAATACCAAATGGTACATACACATTTGAAGCCGATTTACATATTCCGAGTGATGTTATCTTGCGTGGCGAAACACCGTTCGGAGTTGTATTTGATATTGGTGAGCATAATATCAAATTTACTTCATCTGATGGGTTAGCGTTTGAAAATATTAATAGTGAAAATTATCCTCAACATGTAAATATATCTAATATCATCATTAACCGCACAACAGGACAATTAATATTATCCGGACTTAAACATAGTACATTTAATGACGTGATGATACAAGGCGGATACACGTTAGACACTGTATTATCTAATCCGTTCGACGAAGTAGCAGCATTAGGTTGGGAAAACATAGGGGCATCTATAAACACAACAGATATCATATTTAATAGATGTTTATTTGTTGGGAACAGTATAAGTATTAGAGTTATAAATTCAGTCAACAATGATTCTACCATACGATTTAATGATTGTGAATTTGTTGATAATTATTTCGGAACACTAGTAGATGGAATACCAAGCCAAGGAACATTTTGGACATATAAGAATTGTACCTTTGAAAAGATATACCGTCAAGCATTCAAATCAACAGCAGGAAAAGGTACAGTAATTCGCAATTCGACATTTATCAAAGTAGGAAATGGAGCAGGACTTTCAATGTATCCTGTATACCCAATGGTCGAATTTGGCGAACGTGCTGGAAACATAGTAGTAGACTGTTATGGTGATCGAATGCAACATGCAAACGTTCAACCAACATCAAGCATATATGCAATACCTGAAGTTCGCAATAGTGACACGGTGTCATTTCTAGACAAACTAGTTGCAACTTTTAACTTAACAGATACACTTATTCCGTTTGCAGTGTTGTCGGCTAGTGAAAACATATATACGATAAATTATGTTGTTAGGTTAGGAGAATTATATAGAAAAGGGCAATTGACAATTGCCATTGGTAATACTGTCAACCCAGGAAACGAAGATATATCAATATTTGATAATTTTACGTGTTCGCCTAATCTTTCACTTACTCCAGCCGGAATTGTCATATCAAACCTCCAGTTGTCGATAAGTATTCATGATAACAATTCAGACGGAATAAATGATACAATTGCACTATTATATCGGAATGATATAGAACATATAATAAATGAAATTAGCACATCTGGAATAACTGGCGATATATCATTTGATATATCATATGGAAATTAATATGTTTAAAGTACAATTCAAAGGTAAATCACCAACAGAATCGTGGTCCGGCGTTGGCTCATATGGTTCTGAAGGGCAAGCAATTTCGGCTGCTATTACAAAAAAAAATGCAGGAGCATTAATGGTAAGAGTGACCAATAAACATGGCGGCATTGTATATGTCGGATAACACACAGGAGTAGTATGTTAGTAGAATCACAGTTAACAAAAGATGACGTAGTAAGTATTAAATTATCATCAGGAGAAGAACTCGTTACCCGTTATGAAACTTGCAATGATAACGTATATCGGGTAAAACACCCGATGTTATTAATTGCACGACAAGAAGGGTTAGGACTTGCTCCTTTCATGTTTTCAGTAGTACCAGACGCAACGTTTGAATTAAATGTGCGCAATGTATTATGCATAATGAAAACAGAATCAGAATTAGCAAAACAGTACAGATCACAAACGTCTGGATTAATACTCTAATATCGGAGAAAAACATGAGATGTGAACAAGGTGATATCGCGAAAATAATCTTAGCAATTAACCCGAATAATATCGGAAAAACAGTCCTTGTAGAGGACTATATCGGACATTTCAAAAAAGGCGAAGAATTTGATTTTCGCGGAATAACATGTATGGCAGTATCAACTGATCATTATTGGTGGATACAAGCAGAACATGGATTAACAAACGCATACGGCGATACACCAAAAGCGTATATTGCTGATACTTGGCTTAAACCAATTAGGCCAAAGAACACTGTAGACACTACAGAAACAGAACTTGAGTTAGAAACTCATTGATAAAGGTAAAGAAAAGAACATGGAAACAGGAACAGTAAAATGGTTTAACGATGCAAAAGGATTTGGTTTTATAACACCAGAACAAGGCGGAGACGATGTCTTTGCTCATTTTTCACAGATTCAATCAGAAGGATTCAAAAGTTTACAAGAAGGACAAAAAGTAGTTTTTGAAGTATCACAAGGCTTAAAAGGAATGCAAGCAACAAATATTCAATTAGCTTTATAAGGAGGCCTAAATGAAACGATTTGTTATAGTGGGACTGTTAATAGGACTTATGGTATTATCCGGATGTTCGAACGCAGCAAAAACAGCAAGCCAGCAAGCGAATTATAATAGCTATCTTGCTCAGGTTGATTCAGCAAATGCAGCAAAAGCCGCAAACAACTTAGTTGACATTGAATTTGCATATGGTCAAGATGGTACGATGTTAGGCATTAAGAAATTAAATGTCAGTCAACCATATGAGCCGATTGTGCCGAGAATGTACGCCCAACAGTATCATCCAGCGTGGAGTATTTTTGGAAAAGTTGCAACAGCAGCAATCAACGTATCGCCAGCAATCTTAACACCGTTGGCATATGGAAAAGCGTTTACGGGTGTATTGGAGGCAACAACAGGTGCAGTCACAACATATAACGACAGTTATAATACTGCTGGTAATGATTATGCTGGTAATGATATGGCAAATGCCGTTGCCGGAGACACAATTACATCAGGCGATACGATCACATCAGGAGATACCTCCGGGAATGATCTATATAGTGCCGGGAATGATTTGAGCACCACATCAAGTGCTGATGCTGATAGTTCAATTACTGCTGGTAATGATTATGCTGGTAATGATTACTATCCGGATTCGTCAACGGATACATCAGATAACAGTACAACAACAGCAGCAATACCTTAACATTAATTCCGCACAGTAACAGTTTGAATGTTACTGTGCGGGAATCAAGTTATCATTGTATGATGTGATATAAAATTAATTTTGGACCGGGGTTCGATTCCCCGAATCTCCACCAGGAGTGCATCGCAATAGTTGTGCATTGCTGATGGGGATTATCGGTTTCGACAGGGTTAAGAGTAATTGATACTGACAATGCGACAGGGCGATGGTTGTCGTTAAAATGCGCAATGTAATAAATGCAAACTACGGTTTCGCACTCTCTGCGTAAGTAGAGCGAGGCAGTTATGCCTTGTCATCCAAAATAACAATAAGAGCTCATATTTAGGTATGGGCTTTTTTTTGGAATAAAATGGTTGACATTGCTTAGGTATGATGCTATACTAAGTTAACAAATAAAGAAAAGGTGTTGAAAATGATTCATAAAAGCAGATACGGAACA